CCGGAAAGCAGTTGGATGAATACTTCAACGATGATCGCGACGATCCTTTAAACGCCCGGCAAATCATCAATGGCAACGACTGCGACGAGCTTATTCGCGACTACCACCTGGAATTTCTCGATGCGTTGCGTTCCGCCAGTGCGTCGTGAGCGGCGCTGACCGGGGGGTTGCCGAAGCCATGACCGACACCGACATCGCGGCGTTGGCCGTAAGGCTGCGGCGTAGCGCAGGAGCACCTGACCATCTTCGTGCTCGTGATGCTGAACGGGAAGCCGCCGACGCGCTGGAAGCCCTGCAGGCTGACAACGCAGACCTGCGCGGATTGCTGGCGGAAACGGTGCCTGACCCCGAATATCGCAAGATGCAGGACGACGAGATTGAGCGTCTGCGTGAAGAACGAAAGGCGATGCTGACCCGCGCCGAGAAGGCCGAGGCCAAACTGAAGCGCATGGCCAACGCGGTTGCACCCAATGAGTTCGCGGAAATCCGCGCTATGCGCCATCAGGTCGAGGAGACAAGCCATGATTAACGCCGACATCGCGGCGCTGATCGGATTGCTGCGTGACCGCCGCTTCAAGGGTCAGGAAGCAGTGCGTGATGCGGCCGCCGACGCGCTGGAAGCCTGCCGTAATGCTGCGCTGGAAGAGGCGGCACGGATTGTGAAAGAGGCTTGCCTCTACTACCCGCGTGAAGGCGAGGAGATCGCCGCCGCCATCCGCGCTCTTGCGGGAGACAAGCCATGACCGTTCCCGATCCCGCAAGCGGTTTCTGGTGGGGGATGCTGATTGGGGCCGTGGTGGTCGTCCCGGTCTGGATGGTGATCCTCTGGCTGATGCTGGGATGAACCGCCACAGGCTTGAATGGATTGCCATTTACGCCGCGCTGATCATAATCCTGGTCATCATGATGCTGTGGATCGAGACATGGTGAAGAAGACCTGGGGGCCGCACAATTCACCCGGTGTGCGGGAATTGCGCGAGAGAAAGCGCCGCAAGGACGATCTGACGGATCGCGAGCGCATCCTGGCCCAGGGACTCGTTGGGGGTCTTACCAAAAAGGCGGCCTTGCAAAAGGCGGGTTATGCTTCCACGGCGATCACCGATCCCGATTCGGTCTTCACAAGGCCACGCGTCGTTCGCTATCTGGACCACCTCAGAGCGCGCCAGGTCGAACGTTTCGACTACAGCATCGACAATCTGTGCGCGCGTCTGGAGCGCGTCTACCTTGAGGCCATGGACAAAAGCCAGTATGGGCCGGCGGTGCAGGCCATCATGGGCATCGGCAAGATGATGGGTCACACCGCCGACCGCACCGAGATCGAGCTCCACATCCTGTCCAAGCCAAGCCGCGAGCCGACCGATGTCGTCACGCTCAGTCCCGAGGAATGGCAGCGGCAGTTCACGCCGAAGAAACTTCAATGATGAACGTGTCCATTCGCCTGGGCTTTGTGCCGCAGCCTGGCCCACAACTCGCCTTCATCAAATGTCCGACGGATATCGTCGTCTATGGCGGCGCGCGCGGCGGCGGCAAGACCTACGCGTCCCTTGGCGAATTCTGGATTCACGCGGAGGACCACGGTCAGAATGCCGTCGGCCTCATCGTCCGGCGTTCCAGGGAGGATTTGAAGGACACCATCGCCACGGCGATCAGGATGTATGGAAACGCGGCGCGGTATGCGGAAAAGGGCAACGTATTCCGATTCGCGAACGGAGCGAGACTGAACTGCGCGTATCTCGAAAACGACCGCGATGCCGAGAATTACCAGGGGTGGTCGCTCACCAGGGTCTATGTCGAGGAACTGACGCAATTTCCGATGCCCGACCCAGTGTTCAAGTTACTGGCCACCCTCAGAAGCTCGCAAGGCATCAAACCGCAGATGCGCTGCACCTGCAACCCCGGTGGGCCGGGTCATGGCTGGGTCAAGGAATGGATCATCGACCATGGTGAATATGAACTGACGACTGATAAGGAATCAGGACTTCAAAGAACCTTCATTCCAGCCAAACTCGCCGATAACCCCGCCCTCATCCTCAATGATCCAAATTACGTCAACCGGCTCAAAGCGGTTGGATCGCCAGAATTGGTGAGAGCCTGGCTGAATGGCGACTGGACAGTGATCGAGGGTGCTTTCTTTCCAGAGTTTTCGCGTGACCGACATCTCGTTCCACCGTTTGACATACCCGATCACTGGACCCGGTGGAGGGCCATGGACTGGGGTTCTGCCAAGCCGTTCAGCGTCGGCTGGTATGCACATGTGCAGGACGACACTGTGCAGGATGGGCGTCTTTTGAAGCGTGGTGCCATTCTTCGTTACGCCGAATGGTACGGCTGCGAAAAGCCGAATGTCGGTCTTCACATGACTGCGGAGGAAGTCGCTCATGGCATCGTCTATCGTGAGACGCAAGGCGGCAAAAGGCAACGTATGGCGTACGGTATTCTGGACCCCTCGGCTTTTGCGGTCATTTCCGGTCCGTCGATTGCCGAAACCCTGGCGCGGCATGGAGCGCCGTTTCGTCGCGCGGATAACACGCGTAAGTCGACGGATAAGCGGATGGGTGGATGGGATCAGGTCCGCAACAGACTGAAGGGCGACGAGGACAGGAACCCCATGCTGTTCGTCTTCGAGACCTGCCGGCACCTGATCCGCACGCTGCCGATGATGCAGCACGATCACTACAATCCCGAAGATTTGGACACAGAAGCCGAAGACCACGCGGTGGATGAGCTCCGCTATTCCTGTCTCTCAAGACCGTTTGGCGTCAGGACCGAAAAGCTCGACAACAAGAATCCGTATCTGATCGCCAACGTGTTTAAACTCAAAGACTTACACTGAAAAATAGCTGTTGACATCCGTTACTTTTCCGTTACTTTGGCCCTTGCACGTGAACCGGAGGCAATGGTGCTCTCTGGCTCGTTCACACGGAAAGGAGATGTCCACATGGACATCCAGCTTAAGCCATCCCCCTTGCCTGTCACCCAGGCTGACCTTCTGTCGCAGAAGGACATGAAAGGGGGCCTCACCCTCAACGACTACACCGAGACCTGCTTCTTCGCGCTGTGGGTCGAGCCCGACTTCCGCCGTCTGCTGGAAGCCGTCTATGACGAGGACGCCGTCCACGGCTCGCTCGCCATCGATGATTACAAGGCGGCTGAGATGATCCAGCAACACGCCCTCGGCCACGACATCCCGGTCGTCGGCGTCAAGAAGCTGGCCACCATCGTCAAGTCGATGCGGGTGGTGGCGCGTCGTTACCACCAGGGTCGCATTGAACGCCGCCAGACGGTTGGCGGCCAAATCGTTCCCGGCAACGGCGAGTGACATGAAAGCGGCGCCGCAATTGCAAAAGGCGCTCGACGCCTACGACGCCTTCATGGCGGTTGGTGTCGAGCCCACCAGGGAGCAGATCGAGGAACGCGCCGGGGTGTCTTCGGGCATTGCCCAGCGCGCCTTCGAGCGGCGCCGCACGGAGGCAATCGTGGCGGGGGAGGCGATTGCCTTCCCCGTCATGTCCAAGGCTGCCAGGGCGCAGCTACGGCGCCTGGAAAAGCGACTGGAGCTCGAAGCCGAATGGCGCGCCCGTCAGGAAGCCAAGCGAATCATCGGTACATTATCGATTCCCAACTACCTGGAAACGCTGCGCAAGGTCGAGCAGATGTTGAAATTCAAGCGCGGCATCATGAGCCGCGCCGAATACGTCCAGATCATCCGCTGCCTGCATCCCGACACCGGGGCGCACGTCTCGGAAGCCAACCGCAATGAAGCCTTCCGTTTGTTCACCCAATACGAGGCCAAGCTGGTCGATGATCAGGAGCAGGCCGACCTCAAAAAGGTCAGCAGTCTGCCGAGCACCGTCGAGGAATTGCTGGCGCGCAAGCGAAGTCGTTTAAACACCTGACAAACTGTGGTATGTGCCTTTGGCAGGCTCTCCAAAGGCTTGTCAGGGGTAATGGCGCGCGATCCCGAAATCTCCAATCCACCGAATGCGCCATCGGACGCCGAAATTGGTCGGCCAAATGTTGTGCCGCCGGATTCCGCCGACGGCGTGGATCGTGAAGTAGACCGCAAATATTGGGAGCAATGCCTCGCCGACGCCGAACGCGCCGA